GTAAAAGGCTTAAAAGTAGAAGACTTTGCTCCTAAAGCAGAGTAGTCTAATACTGATCTCTATTATATAGCTGCATATATCTGAACGGTATCGTTCACACATACTTCTGAAAGTGTTCAAAAGACTCTAGGATTCGCTCCCTAGAGTCTTTTTCTATTGTACGAGAGGATTTTTGGAATCCCTCTTTTTATTAGTTTTGAAGGAGTTGATTCGATGAAGTGTACTGCATGTAGGCTTTCTGAGACCTGTCCAAAGGTCTTACAGATGGGGCATGGTAAGAAAAAGGCACGTATTATGGTGATTCAGGAGAACCCATATGAACATGAAAATAAGAAGGGTAAGTACTTCAGTGGTAAAGCAGGTAAGCTATTACAGTCAGCATTAGAGGAAGTAGGTATAGACTCTGATGACATCTACTATACTGCGGTAGTTAAGTGCTCAACACCAGAGGATAGACTACCCCTAAAGGATGAAGTTAAGGCATGTATGGACTATCTGTGGGCAGAGATTGATGCAGTAGAACCAGAGATTATTATACCGACAGGTAATATGTCTTTATGGGCTTTAACGGGTCTTACTGCAATAACTAAGCAACGTGGAAGACTTATTGAGAAGGATGGTTACAAGTTCTTCCCTATGATACATCCTAATATGGTTTTAAAGCAACCAAAGTATATGGAGTTCTTTTCTAAGGACATCATTAATCTACAATCAATCCTAGAGGGTGTGCTTCCTTCTGACATATTGGCATATGAGCAGGAGAGATTATACTGTGAAGACTACGATACAGCTATCAATGAGCTTAAGAGGTTAATGGCTTTACCTGATGGCTATGAAGTAGTAGTCGATTTGGAGGGTGTAAAGAGTAACCCCTACTTGGATAAGACAGTTATGTCCAAGACTAAGAGAGCTATGTTCCCTGAGAGTGAGATAGTTAAAATATCAGCTATAGGATTCTCTGATAGAGCTGGCTATGGTTGTGCCATTCCGTTATATCATAGGGAAACCCCTTTCACAGGTAATCAGATTGGAACAATAATTAAATTTATACGCTTCTTAATTGAAGACTGTAAGCTAAAGTTTGTTGCACACAACAGTAAGTTCGAGATGAAGTGGTTATTGCAACAGATAGATGTATACTTTACTGAGATGAAATGGGATACCATGTTAATGCACTACCTTGCAGTAACAGAGGAAAAAGGTACCCATGACTTGAAACAGTTAGCATGGCTAGAAACTGACATGGGTGGATATGATGACGAGTTAGACCCATTCTTACCTAAGGGTGATGATGAAGGTAACTACGACATGATACCTTGGGATACCCTTAAAGTCTATTTAGCGGCTGACTGTGATGTAACCTATAGACTACTCAACAAATACAAGCCACTTGTTGAAGAGGACAAAGAGAAGAAATGGCTATGGGATAATCTCATGGTACCTGGCTTATATGCCCTGATGGACATTGAGCATACAGGGGCTAAAGTAGATGTAGACTTACTTAGTATCTACAAAGAAAGATATGAAGCTGAGATTGATAGACTAGAAAGCAAGCTAAGAGAGTACCCTGAAATAGTTAGTATTGAGAGGGAACGACATGAAAGATGGTTAGAACGTGTAGCCATTGGAGGCATTAAGAAAGCCCAACGTACAGCAGAGCAACAAGAGAAGTTTGAAAAGTATAAGAAGTATGACCCTAGCAAGGGTGGTGACAAGTTTAGTTTTAGTTCACCCCCACAGTTACAGCACTTATTCTTTGATATAATGGGACTGGAAACGGTTGTCCTCACTGATAAGGGCAAACCTAGTACTAATGATGACTCATTGAAATACATGAGAAATCAACACCCTATGGTAGAGCTTATGATGGAGTACCGTAAGGTTGCCCATCTGTACAGTAACTTCATTGGAAAGTTAATTCTACACATAGATGCTAGAGGACTTGTTCATGGTAACTACAACCTACACGGAACAGTTACAGGGCGTTTAAGTAGTAATGAACCTAACATGCAACAGTTACCTCGTAAAGTGAATAGTGCGATGTTGTTCCAGTATCATAATGAGATAAAGACACTGTTTGTATCTCGCTTTGGTGACAATGGCGTTATAGTACAGTTTGACTACTCCCAGCTAGAGTTACGTATCCTAGCAGTTATGACTGGGGATAAAGAGCTTATCCGACTGTATCGTTCTGGTGCCGATTTACATAAAGAGGTAGCCGCAGGTGCATTCGGTGTAACTGTAGATGAAGTCACTAAAGACCAACGTACTGCTGCTAAGAAGATTCAGTTCGGTATCGTATACCAAGAGTCTCCTAAGGGACTGTCTGAAGACTTACGTGCGGAAGGTATTAATATGTCTGTAGAAGAGTGTCAGAAATTCATTGATAACTACTTCAAACGCTTCCCAGACGTAGAGCGTTGGGTTAAACGTATTAAGAAATTTGCTAAGAAGAACAAGTTCGTTAAGACTCTTACTAACCGTATTCGTCATCTAGAAGGTTTAGATTCTACAGACCGCTCTATTGCGAATGAGGCAGAACGCCAAGCGGTTAACGCACCTATACAGTCAACAGGTTCAGACTGTACCCTTATGTCTCTTATCAAGATTAATGAGTGGCTACAGGAGTCTGACTATAAGAGCCGTATCGTAATCACGGTTCATGATAGTATAGTATTTGACTGTCCAAAGGATGAGGTAGTAGAAGTAGCTAAGAAAGTTAAGCATGTTATGGAGAACTTAGCTGAATACAATGAGTTCTACAATTTCCTAGGTGATGTGCCAATCCTGTCTGAGATGGAGATTGGATACAACTACGGTCACTCGTTCGAGTGTTCTATTGAGGATATTGAAGAGCACGGAGTGGACGGTTACCTACAGAAAGAGTTAGCTGATAAAAAGGCTAAGGCAGAGAAAGAGTATAAGAAAGCTGAAGAAAACGGTACACCAATACCAAAATTTGCATTAGATTACTGGGAGAAGGCTTGTTAGAGCCTTCTTCTTTTTTGTATAGGAAACTAGTTCTGTATCTCACGGAAGAATCTTCCACTCGACTTGAGGATAAAATTTTGCAAAACTCAATTTGAGGGAGGAAATCAATATGACCAAGACTAAAACTTACGAAATGGTTAATAAATCTAATGGGGTAGTAATCACATGCACGGAGAAATACGTTCTAGATTGGATTAGTAGGGGCTTTGAAGTAGATAAAATCATACTAAAAGGAGAGACAAAGACATGCTAGAACACATGCCTAATAATGTAGATTTTGATAAGGTTGACTGGGTTGCCTTGGCTAGGCAACTAGGACTAAAATTATCTGACGAGCCTATAGAAATTACCAGACTTGGCACTCCTTACCGACAGTACTTAGCAGCAGTCACAATGGCATCTAGGATGGTCGATTGTAATCTTAGACTAGAGCAGATAAATGAAGAATTAGATAAAATGATTGATGAACGACAGGTTACCTCCTTTGACAAGGCGTGTATCAAGTTGTATTTAAATAGAATAGTAGAAGAAGAAAAGCTCCCTCATTGATAGGGGGCTTTTCATTTTGTTTATAGGTCAGGAGACGATTCCCGTTTCTTGACCTTTTTTTATGTCGAACAGGTTGTTGAACCCCACGATACTAAGAGATGGTGGAGAAAAAATTGTGTGCCTTGCTTTAATAATTGTGAAGGCGTTCAAGACAGAAAGGTATGATGAGTATGTCACGTAAGATTATAAGAATCGCCTTACCAAAAGGTAAAATGTACACAGCGGATTTACAGAGGGAACTGGCTATAGATAGCTCTAATGTTCTTAAAGAAGTCCTAAGCCACCCTAGTAAGTATGCGTGGTGGAAGACCCTGTATGATGTAGCTGAGAATCATGTACAGTACCTGCAAGACCTAAGCATTGGTGGTGAGCGTTACGAGAGAGCAGTAGAGCACAGAGATACTTTACAGTCTACTCTTGAAGCGTTTAATCATAGAGAATCAACATTGAAGCTATTGTTACGTAGTAGTGACAAGCGTAAAGTGTTGAAAAGTTATAACCAAAATATCACACATTTAATGGGCGTAATTTAGGTCATTGACCGTAACTAGCCCCAAGGAGGAAAATTATAATGGCAAAATTAGACGTATCGGCACTAGCAGCAAGATTAACAGAGTTAAATAGCAATAGCGGAGGTAATGGTTCTGGCGGTGGAATTAGCTGGCTTAACCTTAAAGATGGGCGTAATGTTATCCGTATCTTACCACCTAAAGGTGATGGAGTATTTGCTAAAGAGGTATTCGTACACTTTGGTGTGAATAAGACTGAAGAGAATAAACGTGGTACAATGGTAGTGTGCCCTAAAACTCATGGAGATAACAAGCCTTGTCCAGTATGTGACGTTGTTGCTGAGTTCCGTAAGCTATCTAAGAAGAAAGATGACAAGTACGATAAGATGGCTAAAGAGCTTAACAAGAAGACACGTGTATACTACAACGCTATTGACCGTGCCGATGACCTAGATTCATTTGAGAAGAAGGAAGTAGATGGTAAGGAGAAATGGTTTAACGCTGATGATGAAGAGGAAACACCTATCAAAGTGTTTGGTTCTGGTATCGGCATCTATAAGGCGTTACTTGCTCTTATCATTGATCCAGAGTACGGTGATATTACCGATGAGGAAGAGGGCTTAGATGTAATCATTACTAAGTCTGGTACAGGTTATAACACTAAGTATGATGTTAAGACTGTGCGTAAAGAGTCTGTTATTGGCTTTGATAACTGGGAAGAAGAGGCACA